CCTCAACAAATTCAGCAAATTTACCCTTAGTGCTATTGATTACTACACCGCTATTTTTAACTACTTCTGTTTGGTCAACAAATCCCTTAATATTCTTTTTAATAATATTGTTAGTTTGTTCTCTGGCAGCGTTTACGGTTTTTTGAATTACCCCTTCTTTAACAATAGCGTCCGTTGCTTCTTTAGTTACTAATAATCGAGATTGATCAAGTCCTAACAATTGCTTAACAACTGCACCGAGTCCTTTCTTCTGTAAGATTAAATCTTTAATCACGGCAGCTTGTTTACCAAGTTGACCTGTGATTACTAAGTTAATGACTCGCAGTAAGGCAAAGTTACCGAGTACAGAAATTACAGCGCCCGATAGTTGCTTGAATGCTAATCCGACCGTTTTAGTTTGAATCTGAAATGATAGATAAGCACCGATAGCTTTCTTAATCGGGTCGGGAATATTGGCAACTAATTTACTTGCCTGTTCTAAATATTTAAGTCCAGGTTCAAATACAGGTGCTAATGATTCTCCTAACTGGATTATTGTTTCTTCAAAGCGGTTGGCTATCTTTTGAAACCTAGAAATCTTGTCATCGGTAGCACCCTTAAAAACTTCGTCTAAACTGGTGACGTTGGCGTTAGCTTTGATGTTTGCTGTGACATTTGTAAAGTCCTGTCCTTTGTTGGAATTTAAACCTAACGCCGTCCGATAAGCTAGGGTATCTGGTAGGATTTGAGCTAACTTGGTTTGATCTCCCCCCGTCGCTTCAAAAATATCTTGAACTGATTTTGCCAGCCCTTTTTGCTGAACTTCTCTAATATCAAATCTAATCCGATTTCCTTCTTTATCTCGGAGTTTAGCGATTTCCTTTGCGGCTTCAGGAGTCTTGTCAATAATACTTCTAGCTAAAGCCTGAATACCTGTTAATGCCACGGGTGTTGATGTACCTTGGGCGGTTAAGACTGCCGTTGCTGCGGCTAAATCTTCAATACTAATCCCTGCGGTTTTAGCTACTTGAGAAGCCTGTCCGAAAGTTTGGGATAATTCTTGAATCGTGGTAATCCCATTTTCTACCGTACCATTTAAAATAGCCGAAACTCTGTTAGCTTGAGATGCTTCTAAACCATAAGCCCGGAGGGTTTTTGTCAATAACTGAAGTGTGGCAGTAGGATCGGCAGCTTGACCCCCTGCTTTGGCAATTCCTAATAATTTAAAGCCAGATTCTGCAACCTGTTGAGATGTTTTTTCAGAAGTAAAACCCCCAGACAAAACTTCATATTGTCCGAGTAATGCGTCGGTTGTGGTGACAGTATTATCTAATTTATCCCTGAGTAACTTTTGGATCTGTTTCCTGTTTTTATTTAAGTCGGTAGCCGTTGCCCGTCTTGCCGTCCCCGATTCTGTAAACTCAGTGGAGGATTTAAGGATAGTCCCAACCCTTGCGGACGCACTCTCAACGGCGTTGAGTTTGGCAACAGCTACCTGAGCAAAACTTTCAACCGCAACTTGACTCCCAGAAATAGCATCCCTCAAAGTCATAAAGCCTTGAATGGAATCGGTAGAGACACCCGACCGATTCATTTGTTCTAAAGCCTGTGGAATCCTGTTTAGGGTAGCGTAGGCATCGGACGCACCTTTAGCTAAAAGTGAAAGTTGTTGAGCATAAAAAGCGACGTTAGATGCCTTGCCTAATAGACTTCCTAGTTCTTTGTTGGAGTTAACAATTTTACCGAGATTTGTTGCTAAGAGTTCGGCATTTTTAGATCCCAATAAATATTGAGTAGCATTAGCTCTTAACCCTTTCTCAAGCAAGGGAAGGGCAGCACTAACCGCAGTGGAAGCTAGTTGTAAATTTGTTAATTGAGTTGATGCACTTGAAACACCAGCAACAAATCCATCATCAATTAAGCCTAACTTTAAACTAGCGGTTGCGTCTGCCATTGTTTTAACCTCCCTGTACCCAGTTAACTAAATAATTGGCAATCTTTTCTAATAAGATTGGATGCCAGAATATAAACGGAAAATCACGTTGTAATCGAGAGGCTTTGGTTAATGCTGTCCCAAATACTATCTGTGATTCAGTGACTTCAAAAACACCGTAGGGATGCCCCTCGGCTGTTAATGACTGTTGAAGTTCTCCCGTGTCTCTAAGGATTTGACCCCCATAACGTCTAGGGTTTTGGACTAGATAAGATTCCGAGAGTGATCGCCATTGAACACCCCCGTAAACATCCCCTCCAACTTCTGTTAATGGGGCGTTATTGAAACGGGTATCTACATCTTCTTGCATCATCAAACGAATCGCGGGGGCGGCGGCGGTGATATCTTCCGCCCTGAGTTTAAACCCTGCAATCCGTTTAATTTCTTTGTTGATTTCTGATGAATCAATGCTAAGTTTGATCCCCATTTTCCCCCGTGTTTGCATCTGGAAAGAATGAAGCCATAGACAGAATCCGTGGCATCCGTTCCCCTGAGATTGAGATCCTCAATTCCCGTTTTAGGAGATCGGCTTTTTGACCTTTCAAAGTTTCCTCAGCTTGACGTTTTGCCCGATCCTCGTCGCTCATCCGATGTTCAACAGTTTGGAATAACAAACACTCAAGAAACTCAGCCGGGTACTCTTTCGAGAGGGCGATCGCTCCTTGAGGTTCGTAGGCTTCTACTAACTGAGCTAATAGGTCTATTTCGTAACTTCCACTGCTTCTAATTCGGCGAGTTCCTTCTCCCGTATTTTCTGCCGTTCCCTCTCTTTGTCCACTAGGATTTGCAAAAAATTGAGATTGTGCAGATCCGCTATTGTTCCGGGTTCGATTAGCGTGGCTTCGCCTTTAGCGTCAACATCTCGATTACCAGCGTCATCGTAGGACGTGGTAACAAATAGTCGGGTAATTTGGGGCCAGTCATCGGCATCGACTAAAGCCTGAAAATCAATCGGGCGGGTTTGACCGACAACCGGAATTAATGTTGATAATTGTTGACACAATGGGATAAAGGTTTCATGGCAAAATAAGTCACCAATAGATCCCCCAATCTCAACATATAATTCAAGGATTAACTTCTGAATTTCTGCAATTTTTCCCCATTTAACAAAGGGTGCAGCTGTGATTAATTCAGAGGTGATAAATTCCCCTGTTATCGGGTCATAATAACTAACTGTTGCAGTCCGTCTCGGTTGTCTTTTTTTAATCTCAGTCATATTTTTAAGCTGCACAATATACGGTTTCTGCGGTGTCGATTAGTTTGAACGGGTCACACCAATCAAGGGGTTGGATGATTTGCATAGGGATTTGTAGCTGTTCAGAACTAGGATCAAATTGACCTTGAGACGGATCAATAATTACCTCTGGAATATAGATAATCATTACCCGCTTATCAGTCCCTACGACTAACCCAGAAAACTCATGGGCATTCAAAGGATCACCCATAGAATTGCCAGCGATTGACCGACTAATTGAAAGGGTAACAAATGCTCCGTCCTCAACCAAGTTATCGGAAAATTTCAAAGCCCGATTAGCACCAACAGCAAAAGTATTAGCAGTTGTTCCCGAAAAACTAGCGAAGGGCTGCTGGGTTAAAGGAACCGATTTTTTAGCCCCGGTAATGTCGGTTTTCGAGCCGTAGGTCTCGGCATCGGCAACGATACCAAATCCCACCTGTCCAGTTGTTGCAGCCGCGTAAGTGGCTGTCTTAGCCTGAACTTGGAAGGGTTGAGTAACGTCGTAAGTGCCGGATTCAAGTTGTTTTCCCATAGCAAAGGCAAGCATTTCAAAATTGAAACCTGAGTAGGTCAAAGTTGCTACGGGATCAGAACTTTGAATTAGAATATCGTCGGTAATGTTTTCCCCTAAGTTGTTGCGTCGGGTTGTTTTCCGAGTTTGGCGGTTAGGGTTAATGGCAATGTTGGATGGGGTTTTCCAGTTGTAAACGAGTCCGGTTTTTAAATCCCTTAGCGTTGCGTTGGTATTGGCAATAAACTGAAACGTTACCGCGTCACGTTGTGATTGAGCCATTGTTTTAAGCCTCTAAATAATCAATTCCAGTAAAACTAAAACGCAAGAAAGCATAGACGGGTTGAGACAGTTCATTAACCATGATCCTGTACTCGGATCTAAAACTTCCTTGTGTTATAATTGGGGGACAGTTCTTAGACTCTTTCCACTGAGTCAAAGCCTCGTTAAGTTGCCAACTAACCCACCTCAAGATTCCTGGCAGAACCTCTTGATCTGGGAAGGAAAGGCAATAGGAAATAACAAAGCTGGTTTGTGATTTGGGATGACCATACTCAAAGTTATCTGACAACCGATAAACTTTGAGTAGCGGAAACCGCGATAAGTCAGGATTGACGGCATCATAACAAACTGTATCCCGACACGCGATCAGATTGGGGTCAATCTTTTTAAGTTCAGAATTTAACCACTCCTGCAAATATTTAGCTAATTTAAGACATATAGGATCAAGCATATCGAGTCCCCCTTCTTTTCAGTCTAGGGGTTTGCTTTGTTCTTCGGTGTCTTAAAGGTTTGGAGGCATCACAACAGCATCCGGGTTTTGCAAATTGAGCGAGTTTAAGCCTAGCTGATGCCCTGAATAACTCTAAGTTACCCGCTTTTTTCGCCTTTTCAAATTGCTCTCGCTTAGCTTTTTGGATGCGTTCTTCTTCTCTGTCAATTTCTGATAATCCCTCACTTCGTTTAGGACTTGCTCCTTTTCCGAAGCGGTAAGTTTTTTGTAATTCATCTAATACCTGTTCGTAAGTTTCCTTAATAATTTTATCCTGCCCTCTTTGATTAAGCGACAATCTTTCGGCAGCCGCATTGAGATAGTCAGAGACTTTACCTGTTAGCATTTTCTCTTGATCAAATGCTCCTAAAGCTCTTTCTGCCGTTTCCGCTATCTCATTGGATTCGTCAATGTTGATCTTATTGCCAGCCCTCTCTAAATCCTGAGCAGCTTTTGATTTGCCAACGGTAGAGAATAGCCGTTTATCTCTGGATAGTTGCCGTTTAATAGCTGATTGAATTTGGGCTTTTTCAACAGCTAAGGATCGGGTTTCGGGTGTGAATCCTAATAAGTCTAATAAACCCCCTTGAGACTCGGTTTTTGTTGGGGTATTTTTAATCATATCCCCTAGTTCTTCTATGGTGTCATTGTTGATTTTCTTCCCTCGTTTTTCTTCCTTCTCAACTAAGTCTAAAAGGTCTTGCTGTTGACGGTGATCCTTGATTTTAGCCCCAATTACCACAGCCCTCTGTTCGGGGATTTGACCCTGTACAACACGGTTAAATAATGAATCACTTAGACTTGCTAATGCCAGCCCGTCCTCAGCTATACGCTCCCGCATTGGTACGCCTTTTTTCTCTAATTCCTGTTTAGTTACACCGGAATCTCTAAAGAATTTAGCCGCGTCTTGGGCGTTACCTCGACCTTCAGCAATGTTAGTTAATGCACCAATAGCACGGGCTTCCTGGGGTGTTTTAGCGTCAATTAGCTTAACCGTAACAGAGGGAGCATTTAGCTTTTTAGCTAGTGCTAATCGGTTATGACCATTGACAACGTTGACATCTCCATTTCGGGGGTCACGCCATACCTGTAAAATTCCTCCTAAGTTTGAATCCCATTTCTTGACACCGGATAAACTACCAACTTCACCGGATTTGGTTTGTTCACCGATGATTTTATATTGGAATCGTTTGGGGTCAACCTTGATTTTATTCGGGTCAGCTTCGGCAATACCAGAAGGGAGGATGGCTTTAGCTCCCATAGTTTTAGCCGCACTATTTAACTCCTTAGCACGGCGTTTATTCTCTACTTTTCCCTGTAATCTATTAACATCCTGAACTAAACCCTGTTCTGTTTCGTTTAGTTCACCCCCTGCTTTTGACTTTTTGAAAGCCTCTTTTCTAGCTTGAACATAATCTTTAAACTTTAGAGGTTTATCGAGTTTGTTTCCTGTTTTTGGATGGGTATAACAGTTTTTAGAACTGGGAATAAATACACCTTTATTACCGCAAGGATAGGATGCAAAGTTAGCTATTTTGGTTTTACGTCGTCTTAATGTACTGTTTCCAAAGTCAATCATTCTACCAGTCCTCTCCTCACTCCGTGCGAATTGTGCCATGCGAGGATAGAACTTTTCCATCCAGTTCGGGATGTATTTAACAAGACTCGGAAACAAAGTTGGAAAGTCAATCATTCTATCCTCACACGCACTAAACTAAAGTTTTAACCCGATCATTTTCAATCTTTAAAATCCCCTGTAATTCATTAAAGGGAATTATCCCGCCCGAAGTTTCAAACTGAATCCCCCAATAAAGGGTATCGACTATTAACGATTCAGTATCTAACGGCCCTATATCGAATCGTGCTACAAGTCTCTGGCTGTTACTGGTTTCGGTATCAACAACAATTTGAGTCGGGGTTGTTTTAATAATCTTAGATCGGGAATCATCTAAGTCAGGTAAAGTAATTAACTCTTTGGCTACAAATTTGATTTTCCCGCCCGTTAACCCCGTCCCCGCTATTGTTACAGTAACAGTGATTGTTCTCTGTCTTTCTAATATAAATCCATTTAACGGCGCTCTATCTACAAAAGCATTAATCATAATTAATTTTCTGTTTTTAACTCCAATTAATTTTATCGGCTGGGCAAGGATTTTTCTGGGTAACAATTGTGGTTTGTCGGGTGTACGTTCCGGGAGCCAAAACCTTTAACTTAACGCCGGGTAATTTCAGGGTTTGGGTTGGCATCATCGGGTTAGCAATCGGCGGAGGCAAGCCCGGAATATTAAAATCTAGCTGATAACCCGCCACATACTGCCTAAGGGTATACAAAGCATTCCGGTAAAGAATAGCCCCGAAACCCATGTCTCCCCCCATTTGCGGGTTTTGCATTTGCTGAAAATGCACAACCGCAAGGGAAGCAACCGTCAAATCCTCAACAATAGAACTAACAATCTGTAAGGCATCACGGGCGTTTGAAGGTATAGGCAACTCGTAAACAAAGCTCAGGATTGAATTGACCTGAGCTTCAATTTGAGTGCCTTTTTGATCCAACAATTCCAGGTCAACTTCCTTGGCCCCGAAGCTAGATCCAAAAGGAACCCCCGACGCATTTGTACCGAGTTCAAGCCTCCCTCTTAATATTCGAGCTATCCGGTCAGGAGTTGTGTAAATCATTGGATCACAATAGATTCTTTCAATTCATCCCAAGACTTACCTCTAAGGGGGATTCTGGTATCCAAATCCTCAACAGAGGTAAAAGGTTGTTGATCCCGTGCTTTGTCAAGTTTGGTAGCGATCGCAGCCCCAACACCCGGCAATTTAGAAAGCTCGTCAATTGTGGCTTTATTAACATCTGTTTTGGGTAAGACAGCACCAACAACAACGGTTTCAGTGGGGTAGGCTTTCGGAACTGTATTCGGAGCCTCCACAGAGAAGGAGATGCTATTCTCAACTTTGACATCTGAATTATTGATGGTTGGAGTTAGCACGGGTTCTTTCACTTCATCCTGTTGGACGATGTCAAGCCGTGCTAACACTTCCTCTGGCAATTCTCCAGGGTTGTAGATTCGAGGGTGATAGATATTCCCACGATTAACCGCCATTTTGAGAAGTTTTACAGGTCTAGTGATGTCGATCATGCGACTGTCCGACCTCCTAATAAATCAGGTTGGGGGAAGAAAGGAACCATCTTTCCTACACAATAAGAGCGGTCACGGGCTGGGGATGTTTGTAATTGTTCGGTTTTGACAAACAGACCGGATCTCCCTTCATTTTCAATTGTGGGGCCGAACAATCGCTTACCCATGCCAGAGGTTAGGAAACAGTAAGAGTTATCGTTCAGATAACGCCCTTTCACTGTTTGACCGGGTGATGTTTCGATCTCGTATTGGGCATCGTAAATCTCTAATTGAGTTTTGGACATTGCCAACTGAGGTACGAGTTTCATCAAAATCTCAGGAGAAACGGCACTAGCCACCCCCGCAGCAGGGACATTAGACAGCATCCCAGTAGAGAGTGCCCGGTTGCGGGTCGATTCTTGGCGACTTAAATGGATCGCCAAACGATTGCTCATCACAATCTTGTCAGGGTAATATCCCTTCTTATCGTAGAAATTGAGCAAATGATCCTCAATATCTTGCAATCCCGTGGCTGTAGCGTACTGATCCCATCGGGCGGTTCCAGTTAAAGCGGTAGGGTACTGATCGGCTGTAGTGGCATAAGCTAATCTGGCAGTTACACCGGAGCGGGGGTCGGTATAGGAGACTTGACCAGACTGTAATACTTGCCAAGTCAGAACGTTTGCAAGTTTGACAACTCTAGGCTGTAGACTGGCAACGGAACCAAACAGCATATCCACAAAAGTTTGCGACATATTGCCGGGCATCATCCGTTTAAATTTCAACATTTGCTCTTGTTTCTTTTCGTCCCAGTTATGGGCGATCGCCAGTTTAAAGAAGTCTCCATCAAACTTAATTAAGCTACCCGCGCCCGTTGAGACAACCTCACCATCGGTAGAAATCACAGAAGCGATTGCTAGGTTTTGTTTAACAAGATATGCCAACACATCAGGGTCATCGGAAAACTCAAGGGTGACAAAATCATCCATCAGTTTGTATTGACTCAGAACGCCGGGGTCGGGTTTTTTGCCCA